CATTAGATGCGTGTGATGTATCTTTAATTCTAGGAATTTTAATTGTGTTTGAAGCCATAGGAATTACAGTTGCTCTTGGTCTTACAACTGCTTCTTCTAAAGCCAGGCTTAATAATTCAGCCCTAAATTCTTCAGGTACAAGGAAGCCACCAGCTTCACCTGAACCTTCATTTAATGCTTTCAATCTGACATCATTATTGTTTCCAATTGATTTGTCGTGAATTGATTTTGCAAACTCACCAAAAGATTTGAATTTACCATTGCCTTCTTTAGCTTTGGCATCTTCTTCACTCATTGGAAGTCTTTGAGAAGGTACATTTGATTTAAGCACATCTTCAACAACTGCTTTTGTGTTGTTTTCAATTTCATGCTTTAATTCATTAAAGTCCTTCTCTGACATAGTAGATTTTATTTCATCTTCTGCCATGATTTACTCCTTATTTTTGGAATTGTTATTTTTAATTTTATTTAAACCAGCGTTGACCCCTTCCCTGATAGCATCAGCAACAGAATATATTTTTTCTGTTTGTTTTGCTTCCAGGTCATTAATATTGTCAACTGCTTTCATTAAATTCTGTTTTTCTTCTTTTGTAAAAGTTACAAAGTTTACACCTTTATCTTCATCATACCCATCAGGATTTTCTTCCTGTTCTTCTTCTTCTTCAGATGGATTTGTAATTTCATCATAGTCCTGGTGCGTTGCACAAGGCATATAAATTGTGTTTCCATCTTCATCTTCCATTGTATGAGTACCTTCACAACCAATTTCTTCAGCCCTTTCCAGTGCTTCTTCTTCAGTTGTGTATTGGTCAGCACCAGGTAATGGTGCTTTTGATTCTTCTTCCTGTACTTCTGTTTCAGGATATAATTCTTTTGCAATTTCTTCTGCAACTGGATTTAACCCTTTGCTTCGCATTGTTACCAGTGCTTCAGGATTGCTGGGAATTGTTACCTGTGAAATTTCAAGAAGTTCAACATCAGTGTATGTACGTTTGGCATTATCTTCACCATTGCCTTCCATGTAGTCATAAGCCATGAATCCAACTGAGTATGCAGACTTGCCCTGTTTGGCTAACTCATATCCCCAGTCAGCTTCTGCATTGCCCTTGTTGATGTAGTATTTTGCTACCCCTTCAAGACCATTGTCAGTAACTTCCAGTGATACCCATTCACCCAACTGTTTGGTCAGGTCATTGTAATCATGTGATGATATTAACACTGGATGTTTCATAAAATCACCAATGGTTTTACGCCAGGCTGATGAAAGTATTATTTCACCATCTCTGTCCACTGCTTCAGTTGATACAATAGCTTTTATATAACCTTCTTTATCGTCAACAGATTTGGTTTCTGCCCTGTAACTTTTGAAAATCTTTTTTACTTCATTTTCAGAAGCCATGTGTACTCCTTATTTGTTAAAGTTTTAGACCTTTTTCACACAAAAAAAGACCCTTTATATAAGCTGGTCACTTATAAAAACGATCTCTTAGGATTCACATTTTTGGCATTGGTGTCATGCACTCTAGCCATATTCAATTTGTAAAAATTATAAACTATCTATTTTGTTTTTGTCAAACTTTTTTCATTAAATTTAATTTCTTTTTTACATCTACTACAATACAAGCTGACAGTTCCAAGTAATTTCTTGGCAAGTAATTTATCACAATCAGGACATCTTGCTTCCTGTAATGGATATTGATAATCAGATGCTGATTTAGTTTCAAGATTATCTGATTGTGTCACTGCAAGTGGATTAACATAATATGTATGTGGGTCATTAATTGGCACACCCCCTTCAACAAATTCCTGAAGCATATCATCATAATCAATTTCTTCCAGGATAGTGCATCTGCAATTAACATTGTTTGCTGGGTCACTACCTAAAGCTGGTGCATCTAACAATTCACCACCTACATTAAATGGTTCAGCCAATGGAACTCTTTGCCCATCAGCAGTTGAATGTTCATCTCTAGTTCCATCATCTTGTGTTGTCAGCCATATTTTATTTGAAATAATTTGTGACTGTTTGGCTGATTCAAGTGTTGCGTGGTTTAAAGCTGATATTGTTTCAGTTCTTGCCACTTTTGTTGCATATTTTTTATCAAATGGATAAACTGCATCATCTCCAAATGACTGATTTATTCGTGTTGCCAGTCCTTCAACACCAACACCTTCTACATCTCTTGATGCAATTATTAAAGCCCTGACTTCTTTTGCCTGTGTACCAACCAGGTATTTGGATTTAGATAACGCATTTTTTGAAATGAAACTTACAATGGCATCTGATTCAGAATCAAAATCATAACTATATGGTGTTTTTTGTTTAACTGATCTTGTAAGTAATCTGTTTGCCCTTCGCATTATTTCTTCCTGTGTATCATTACCAGCTTTGGCAATTGTTTTCTTATAAAAAGAAATTAATGATTCTTGCATTACTTCAATCCACTTCATTTCATCAAATGGATTTTTCTTAGGGTCTTTTTTCAGATTGCTGACAATTTCCTTCTTTTGTTTGGAATATATTTTTTCAAATTCATTTTCAAGTTTGTTCTGAAAGTTGTCATACTTATCAAGAAATGTTTTTACCCTGTAGTTTTTATATTCTGTTGTAAAATCATTTATATCCTTCACACCTTTTTGTCTTGTAACATTTTCAGGCACTGATGCCAGTGGCATCATAAACACATCACCATTTCTAACTGAGTCAAGACCAACTAATGTTCTTGCTTCATTTCGTGTTATATATCCTGATTTAAAACCTGTATCTGCAACTGATAAATTACGTTGTACATCTTCAGGAACTGGTGAGTCATAATCAAAATATAAGTTTTCACCAAACATTGGAATAAACTGCTCATTTAATTTTGCCCTTATCCTGTGAAGTCTTGGTTTTAATACCCATCTTGAAAATGTATATTCACTTGCTTCAGCGTTTGCCCTGTTTACAGATTCACTTATTCCAAGTATATGCAGTGGCATACCATAAGCACCAAGAATAACATCACGATTCATCAGCCTTAAATCTTTAAACTGCATATCCCTTTGATTTACAGTTTTGCCTTGCCAGGTAGCACCACCTTCAAGTATTGCCACTTTATGACTTCTTGAAACTCCCTGATGTTGTTCATTCCACTGGTATCTCAATCTTTCATACTGCGAATCAGTAAGTGTGCCTTCAAAATTTATGACTCCTGAAGGTTCTGCACTGTTCTGAAAGAATGATTTGTTATATTGACTTGAAAATTTTTCAGCTTCAATATCTGACATGATAGAAGCAATAGGTGATTGTCCCCTGTATGGATTATTAGGATTAGGAAGTTTAATGTGTATAACTTCTGATTTTTCAAGTGGGATTTTCTCCTGTCCATTTACATATACATATCCAGCAATATAATCTTTTGAATGTGGTACAACTTTTATTTTATTTGGATTTATAGCCCACAATTCTGCTGGTCTGTTTGCCCTGTCCCTTATAATTAACCAAAACGCTTCACCAAGTAAATCAATAAATGTCTGTGTCTGTTCCATCATTTCAAGACCAGTAGTATATTCATTAACAAAATCAAATAAACTTAATACTGGATGATTTATAATTTCTTCTTTCTCTTTATTAGTTTCATTTACTTTATATAATCTCCAGTTTGTTTCTGCAACTGCACTTGCAATTCTTGAAACACAGGCAAATACCCAGCCAACCTGACCATATGCTGATACATAATCACCTGGTGTAACATTTGATAATGTGCCACCCACTGTGTAATTCTGAAATAATGAATTATCCAGTCCAGGTGCTTTTTCTTCTGTTTTTAAAAATGGATTAATTTTGTTATACCATGCCATGTTACACTCCTTATAACCAACGTATTGATGGATTGCCTGAACCACTTAGTTCAGTTAATGCCCAGACTAAAGCATCTAACCTGTCAGGTGATGCTTCACCTGATGTTGCTTCCCAGTTACAAAGTTGGTTTTCCAGTCTTTCAAAATTGCCAACATGATGAACCTTACCCTGTTCATATAGTGATGCAATTGGTTCTGCTCTTGTGCGTTTACCCCTACTTGCATGAACTGATTTATATGGGACATTTTCTGATTGTGTACGCAGTGTATGTTCAACAAGTTGTCCCCCATTGTTGACTTCTGCAATTATTTTGTCACATTGAAACTGGTTATAAAGCATTATTGCTTTTTCACTCCAGCCTGATGGTGTATATCTTCCACTGGAATCATTAAGAACATAAAATTTACCTTCCTTATCTTTACCAGCTACAATTAAACCAGTTTCATCACTTGTCTTTTTTGAAGTAACTGCTGGGTCAATTGCAATAACAATTCTTTCCAATTCTTCAGGTGCATCAATTAATCTTGCATCATCAAGCCATTCACGTTTCCACAAAGCATTATCTGATTCTTCCAGTATTTCAGCATATATTTCTTGCATACCCAACCTGGTATTTTTATATTTGGATAATATTGAATCAAAAAATTGCTGGTTTAAATTTTCCCTGTTGTCATAACTTGTACCTTTTGTAAGTACAGTTGTTTGTGCATCTTTTAAATTTATAAGTAACTGCAATGGTTTTGGTGTGGTAGTCACACAGACCTGTGGCTTTTCACCAAGCCTTAAAGCAAACATAAGATTGTCCCATGTTTCTTCAGGGTATTCCCAACTTGCCAGTTCATCACACCAGGCAGTATCAAACTGTGAACCCCTTAACTGGTCAGGTTCGTATGATGAAAATGTTTGTGCTATTGTGCCATTGTTCCATGTTAATCTTCTTTTTGATGGTTCATATTTTGGCATATTATATGGGGGACTAATATTAACCAGTCCACTTTCTCCTTCAATCATTACATCACGCACATCTGCTGGAGTCTTGCCAACCAGTGCTATGCGTTTAGACATTCCTGACTCTACTCTTTCCCTTACCCATTCAGCACCAGTTCTTGTTTTCCCAAATCCACGTCCAGCTAAAATAAGCCAACAAGTGAAGTCACTATCAGGTGCAATCTGATTTGGACGTGCATTAAGTTCAGAACGCCAGTCAAATAACTTTTTAATTGCCTGTTCTTTAGTTAGATTCTGTGCTTGTTTTATCAGTGTTTGTTCTGTTGTTTCTTGCAATGTATTTCTTTATTTTATCTTCTAATAAATCATTTGGACTTTCTTCCTTATCCCATACAACTGTCTGATTCCTGGCATCAATATTGATGTCCTGTTTTTTCAGATCAGCACCCCACAACTGCCTGATGTCATTTAAAATTTTTCTTGAAAATTCTGCTGATTCAATGTCACCTTCAAATTCATCATCATCATTTACTGCAATTGCTTTCATGTAATATGGAACAAGTAAGTTTTCCAGTCTTGCATTTGTAAGCACACGCATTTTTTCTACATTTTTGCTTGTTGAATCTTCCAGTGATTGTAATGACAATTTAATATCACTTGATACTACAGAAGGTGATACGTTTAATTTTTCAGCAATCTTTTGATTTGTAAAACCAGCAATTTTATATTCTAAAATTTGGTTTCTTCTCAATTTTATTGCTAAATTTTTTGACACACGAATACCCACATATTGTATGGTTCTATAATATAACACAATATATAGGATTGTTACAAATAATCTACTTTTGGAATCCTAAAAAATTTCCTAAAATCATTGAACGTGTAATTACTGGAAGGTATTTTTTAATCAGTTTATGTGCATGATTATCACTTAACAAATACCATCTGTTAATTTCTTTAGTATGTTCAGGTGTGTCTTTACCTAT